CAAGTGACAGGTTTTGGCGCAGGAACAGGGCCTTACACTTCTACCGCCCCCGCTTATCCATCTGGCTTTTTAGTGACGACAGATTATGCTTTAAATGGAAAACCAAGATCGACTTTAAGGTGGCAGCATCCTTCTTCTGGTTATTATTTTACTAAATATAAAATTGAATATGCTGAAAATATTGAGAATGATAGCGTTCCTACCGGAACTTGGACTAGTTTATATAATTTTAATATAAACAGAACTTTAAACACTCAAACCGCAGGAGTTGTTAGCTCTTTTGATTATTATAAATATGCGACAAATACTGGTATAGCTCAAAAATACACAAGAGGAACTCTAAATAACCCACAAACTCCATACGGAGAATTTTCTGTATCGAAGATTGGATCGAATAGTTTATCTTTCAATACTAATTATTATTATAGAATAAAAAGTCAGTATGTTAACAGGGAAGGAATAATATCTTATGAAAGTCCATATGTATACGGTTATCCTGTAGATAATTTTAACGTTGATATAACTAATGCTGATGTTAATGGCGGATTGTTAAGCGGTAGTCCCACTTTAAGTCATGGAGCCAACCCTAGCGTTATAGCTAATAATACGAGCGATCCTCAAGCTTTGCAAATATATTTTGAAGATGGCCAAGCTAATATTAATTTGAAAGATGAATTTGACAAAAAACTCTCGTCAATAGGAGGGACTGAAGATATTTTTAATCCTACTAATACAGGTTACGCATATACCGGAGTTCATTTTATAGTTCCACAAAATTATATTGTCGGCGCTGATACTACAAGTAATGCAGGTATAGATACCGGAGGTCAATTAAAGTATGGCAGTACAGAAATTAAATCTGTATTATTTTTAAAAGAAAATAGTCAAGTTGTTGGTATGGGCGGTAAAGGTGGGGACGGAGGGTACACGACTATAATTGCAAACGAACAAGATCCTAGTAAATTTTTTAATGGCCAATTTCTAATTGAAGGAAGAACTACAGTATCTTCTGATAACGGAGAGCCAGGTTCAGCCGCAATATATATAAGCGACACAAATATAAGCGAGTTTAGAATAAAAAAAGATCCTACTGCAAAAATTTATGGAGGCGGAGGAGGCGGTGGCGGTGGCGATAGTTTTTACTTTCCAAAAGCTTTTGTTATCAATGACAAAAATACCACCGAGTTTAAACAAGAGAACATCGCAGCCGCTAATAAATTTGTGTTCGATCCAGAACCGATCGATGGAAATAATATTAAAATTGAATATAGGCAACAAGATCTAACAAAAGCCGCTAGCGCTCGAGGAGAGGGGGCACTTTTATTTACAGAAAATTATACATTAAGTGATATAATTGGAGATCAGTTGGGTGGTTTAGGAGGAGGAGGTCAAGGATTCAAAAAGTCTTCAGGAGGCTCGTCTAAAAAAGAAGGCGCAGAAGCTCAATTTGCAAACAATGCAGGAAGTTTGACTGCTGCAGGTTTGGGAAGTCAACCAAACGAACGTTCAAATGTATCGCCCGCAGGAAACGGTGGTGGATTTGGTTTGGATGGAGAAGATGCGAAAAATGCTGATGCAGGACTTTCTTACAAATTTGAAGATAATACTAAAGCGGGAACCGGAGGTGATTCTGGGGAAGCAATAAAAATTATAGCAGACAATACTAATTACTCTAAAATTTCAGATTTATTGCAGTATGATACCGCATTAGAACCTACATCTTCTAATTATCCTAATTTAGTTGCTTGGTTTACTACTGAAGATAGCAGTTCAACTTACTTCACTACTACAGAAGTTACTATAGGAGTTGAAACCTACAAAGAAATTGATCGATGGGAAGCTAAAAACGACGAAAGTATTTATATAGACTTTTACGACGGAACAAACAATTTGTATAGACCTATATTGATAGAACAGGGCACAACTACTAATCATAATTGCTATACGTTACCCTTTAATAATAATAATGTGGTATTTTTTGGCTATAATAAGTCGAATCACGATGCCACGGGGGGAGATTTATGCAATATAAAAGGCGCAAATAAGCTACAAAATTCTATGAGGGGATTTGAAATAGTTTACTTTATGTATCCGGGTACTGTAGAATACGGTGGATATCTAGCTCTTGGTGATGCTGAAAACAACTCTTTTTATGTTAAAGATGGCTATAATGTTAAAAAAGGTGATTTTAATATTGATGGAAGTGCTCCTGGTTACAAGCATGGCAAACTTGGTTATCCTTTGCACGAATGGTCTACGAAAACAAATGGTTTAAATCAAGATAATTATTCTCCACCATTATTTTATTATGCCGACAATAATACACAAAAATCTTCAGAAAACGCAGGCTTACCTTTTGGCTATAATATAAATTTTTCTGATTTTACGAACGGTGTTAGTCCGCAAAGAGCTTGGATGTACAGCATTTCCAGCTTTAGATCTGGAGGTTCAACAAATTATCAAATATATAATGATTTATCTCTAATCGCAGAAAAAAGGTTTCAAGTTTCTTCTTACAATTGGAGAGATAAGCCGCGTATTGGTTACAACAGGGGTCGTAACTATGAAGAGCAAAGTTTTTTTTATGGTTGCATTAGTGATATAGTTGTATTTAATACAAGATTAACTACAAAACAAAGAAAATCTTTGTACGCTTATATATCAAACAGAAAATTAAAAGTCAAAGCTTCAGCAAATAGAAACGATGAGCTTGACAGAAATACAATAAAAGATCAAAATGGTTTGGCAGGTTTTAATATAGGTCCAAGTTGGTAATATGTCTACTCAAAATCACAATTCAGAATTATTAGATTTAGAGCCAGATACTCTTATAGAGTTGTATGAGCTCGATTTGGGAGAACAAGATGGTTTATACCGTTTTCATCCGGGCAAAAACAATTTGAAAGATATAATGCTGCGCGATAAAAATGGGGTTTTGCAAACTTATTTTGCTTTGCCTATCGAATCTAGCGGCTTTGAGTCTAGGGGAGACGGACAACTTCCCAGACCAAAACTTCTTATAGCTAATCCGCAAGGAGTGATCACAGACGCTATTAAAAGAAGGTCTGACTTGGTAGGTAATACTGTTATACGAAAAAGAATTTTTTTAAAATATTTAGATAATGAAAATTTTCCTAATAATTTTAATCCTTTTGCTATCCCTGACCCTGAATCAAGATTTGATGATGATATATTTTCAATAAACAGAAAAATTCAGGAAAATAAATACTATGTAGAATTCGAACTTGTTTCGCCTTTAGAATTAGAGGATGTAAAGATACCGGCGCGAACTATGATTGCTGATTATTGTGGATGGCAGTACAGAGGCGCTGGCTGTCTTTATGGCAAAAGAGATGATTTTAACTATCAAAATGTATCTATGCCCGATGGAAGTGATATTGATCCACAAACTTTTTTTGCTAATGATGATGGATTAAATTTAGGTATTCCAATAGCAGATGAAAATAATAAAAAATTCAGTGCATCTGATGGTTATAATTTAACTTTAAATTGGGTCGGAGATTATGACAAAACATCCGTTTCAGTAGTCGCAAATGGCGCCGCGAGCAGCGGAGATACTTCGTTGACTGTTGATGCTTTATCTGCTGAAATAGCTAAAGATAGAACTATAGTTTTTTCAAGCGGTGCAACTTTTAAATTGAACGCAAATGCGGATTCAGGCGCAACTTCTTTAAGTGGCTCTTTGTCTGGCAATGTAGCGAATAATGAAGTTGGTAATACAAAATACGTGGCCGGAGATACAATAAAATTGACTTCTAGGATTTTAAATTTATCGAAAGAAAATTTGACTGATACTCAAGAAGACGCTCGATCGCCCGATATATTTTTTGTTTGTATAAAAGAGGTGGCAACTTCTAAAGATCCTAGGTATGAACAAGAATATTGGAGAGCTGACGAATGCGGTAAAAATTTAACAGCTTGCAAATGCAGATATTTCGACAACGGAGAATACAAACCCGGATTACCATTTGGAGGATTTCCTTCTATTGAAAGATATAAATTTTCATAAAAACTTTTTAAAATCAATAATAAAAGTAAGCAATATTTGCGATTTTGAGATTTGCGGCGCAGTAACAAGCGAAAAAGTTTATTTTTTTAAAAATTTATCCTCAAATCCAAGAGAAACTTTTTGCGTAAGTGCTTATGATTACGCGAAAATATACCCAAAAATACAATTTTTCTTTCATTCTCATTGCTTAGGAAGCGCAAAACCAAGTGAAATTGATGTTTTTACTTCTATTGAAATGGATCGTCCATTTCTAATATACTCCACTATTGATAAAAATTTTTCATTTTATACCCCAAAAAACCAGAACCTAATTTATTTTTCACTTTAAATGTGTATAATAATAGGTAATGACTACAGTTTCACTTGAAGGCAGATTAGGGCAAATTGTTGGCAATAATTTTAAATTTAAAACTCGTACTTTGCGTGAAGTTTTAAATGCGATAGAGGCTAACACTGGAAAATTGCGCAGTTATCTACAGTGTAACGGCAAAAGAGTTTTTGCTATTTTTGTTAATGGTAAAGAAATTGCTCCTGATCAACAATTAAATACGAATGTAGAAGGTAAAAAGGTATTAATTATACCTATTTTGATGGGGGGTTTTGTAGCTAGTGCAACTGCCGCTATTACTGTTGCTATAGTAGGCAAAAAAGCAGTAGCCGCAGGAACACTAGCAGCAAAGGTTACATCTTTTATTGTTGGCACTGTTTTAGCGGGAGCTTTAACCTTTGGTTTAAATTTATTGATATCCAAATTGTTAAAACCGGATGACCCAGAATCTGCGAATACAAGCTCTTTTATATTTGGTCAAGCGGAAAATGTCTCCAAACAAGGAGTCGTAGTTCCTGTTGGTTACGGACGTTTGCAAGTGGGCAGCAGAGTAATTTCTGTAAATAAATTTAGTGTAGATAGGGGTAGGTTTGATGAATCTGGGGCGGGTATATATGCCATAAGTCAAGATAAAAATAATCCAGATTTAGAAGCCAAATTTAAAAATAATGGAGGCGTAATCCAAATGCTCAAATCAGACTCAACTCAAGTATAATCGTTATGCCAAATAGTGATGATACCGACGGGTTATACCCATTAAAGCAAAATCAAGATAATTTACTTGCAGCTTTGTCTTATAAGGAAGTTTGCAATTCAGTATCGGAATCGAAGGATTATACTAATAATGAATTAGAGTCTGTATCTATATATCAAACTGTAGACGCTCTTTGTGAAGGAGAAGTGGCAGGTTTATGCGATAAACATGGCAATTTAATAAAGTTAACGTCAAATCCTAATTTAAATGAAGATGGTTTCAAAGGTATATATTTAAATGACGTACCTATAAAAAATACAGATGCAAATTCATTAAATTACAATAGAGTTTTTGCAGATTTTAAAACTGGAACTGCTCGCCAAACATCTTTATCAAAATTTAAAAACCCAGCGTTATCTTTTTCTAATTCAGTACAAGCAATAAATTATAATGTAAGTTTGCCCGGACTTTCGGGAGCCAACGAATTTATAAAAGCAGAGGAAAAATTATTTGTAATGATAGATGAAGGTGACGGAAGTAAAAAAAAGAATTTATCAGAAAAAGTTTCCTACCCTGACGAATATGCCTACGGAGATAATTTTGTTGCATATGCTAAAGATCCAAACTCGGTAAACAAAATACGTGAAGCCGAAAAAGCGCAGGTAATAAGCTGCATTCATACTATAACTAACGACAGTGTTAATTGGGTGCAGGTAGAAATGTCAGTTCCATCATTACTTCATAATAGTTCAAATTCAGCAGGCGTAGCTTTTGTCGTCAAAATTGGTTATGTTGATGATGATTATATTATAGAGGAAGGAGGTAGCGTGATATATATGATCGGCTGCATCTTTGGTATAACAACCGCGGGTTACAATAGGTCGCATATTTTTCCTTTGCCTGTATCGGGAAAACAGAAGAGAGATAGAGTCGTTAAAATTTTTCGCATAGATACGGAAAAATCTGTGAGCACAGTAAATTTGCAAAAAGGTTTAAGCGTAGCTACAATTTCAGAAATTGTGCAGCAAAATTTAACTTATCCTCATACAGCTTTAATGGGTATGATTTTTGATGCCAGAGCATTTAGTCAACCTCCGACAAGAAGGTTTGACGTAAAGCTGTCTAAAGTTTTTGTTCCGAGCAATTACAATACTGAAACTAAAAATTATAATGGTGATTGGGATGGCGAATTTAAACCGATAAAAGAATGGACGGATAATCCAGCTTGGGTTTTTTATGATATTGCGACGAACGAAAGATATGGCATAGGAAAATTTGGTTTTAAATCTCAATATGTAGACAAATGGAATTTATACAGTATAGCTAAATATTGCGATGAATTTGTTCCGACAGGTTACTCCGGTAAATATTCTAATTTAGATTTTGATTGTACTGCAGGTTCAGTGACGATAAATGTTTCCGACTCTTTGGGCGAAGGAGCGGATCAAATGGTAGAAAGATTTCCTAGGGGAGGGACAATATGTTTATTTAGCACTAAAGATTCTAATTCTACCGACTTAGACAAAGCGTACAAAAGATTAATATTTTATGAACATGAAGATGATGAGCTAGCTAACTATGACGACTCATCTAATAAACTAAAAATTAAATTAGTAAAAATACCAGATCCAGATGAAGTTTTTAAAAAATATCCAGACATAGAAGAATCATTTTTACAACAGCAAGACTCAATGATACAAAATAGTTATGACTATCTTGTAAATTATTTGATGTATCGTAATGAAAATGATTCTGATTTTGCTAATGACTATTTGGCTGGTGAACCTTTAGATTTAGAAGTAAGAAGTGGAAAAGCTTCAACTCAATTTTTTGGATACAAACCGCTACTAGAATCTAGATTTAGATGCAATATATATTTAGACAATAAGCAGGAAGCTTATAATGTTTTAAATGATATAGCGGCCATTTTTAGAGGAATGATTTATTGGTCTTCTGGTTATATAAGTGCATCAAACGATCAAGCCAAAGACGCTGTTATGCTTTTTACAAACGCTAATGTTGTTGATGGGCAATTTGTTTACAGCGGCAGCGCAGCAACATCCAGAACTACCGCAGTTACGATTAGATTCAACGATGAAAATGACAGTTATAAACCAAAAATAGAATATCTTGAAGATACTGCTGGCTTAAGACAATACGGATATGTTGAAAAAGAAATTATAGCCCTAGGTGTAACTTCAAGAAGTCAAGCTCATAGATTAGCAAAATGGATGCTCTACACAAATCAGACTGAAACAGATACAATTCAATTTGTCACAGGTCAAGAAGGAAGTTATTTGAAGCCCGGCGATATCATCAAAATACAAGACAAATTAAAAACTTCTAAAAGATATGGCGGTAGAATTGTTGATATTGATTACGGAGAAAAAACTATAACTCTAGACGAAGGAATTCAAGAGGATATTGTTGGGCAAAAAATCACAGTTATTGTGCCCAGAGCCAATAAAACAATTAGAGAGTTGAACGAATCTGCTAAATCTAAAT